TGTGAGTATTATACTATCTGTGATAGTTCAGGTGAAGATGCTAAGATGAATAAGTTAGAAAATGAATATATTACGGCAGAGCCGTGGGATGTCACTAGCAAACTAACACAAGATTAATGCGAGCGAAGCTTGAAACCTCATTATTAGGAGCCGTTCGGCTGTCACTAAGTAGGCTTGTGAAAGTAACAAGTAACTGAAGGCAAATGCAGAACAATAGTGCTCTTGGTAATGACTAGACAGAGCCGTTAATATACATGCGAACTCACAAAGAAGTTCCAGTTGAAACGGCTCTGTCGCCTCTTTTATGAGAAAACAATGATAGACAAAACAAAACACGTTCATAAATTCAAACGACTTAAATACAAGTCTGGTAACATAATCTTTTTCTGTGCCCTACCAGATTGCTCATTTAAAACTAATATCTCTCTAGCTCTTGGCAAGCGCAGCCTTTGTTGGCGTTGTGGAGAGCCATTCATAATGAATGAATACAGTCTTAGATTATCTAAGCCTCATTGTGATGGCTGTCATAAGCCTAAGATTGATAACTCTATGATTGTAACTGAAGTTGATTATGAGAATAAATCAATAACATTAGAATCTGCTATCTCTCTAGCCGAACGACTTCAGCAAACAATCCAACAAACACAAAAAAAAGAGGAGGAAGAAATATGAACATGGAAGATACTCCTAACAATATTGTAGATGATGATGATGATGACTTTGACGATGATGATGACGATGATGATGATTTAGACGATGATGAAGATGATGAAGATGTAGAGAAAGAAACGTGGCAATGTTTATGAAACGAGTCTGTATTTGGTGCCATCTCATTTGTGATAAAATTAAAGACACTAAGTGTCCGAGGTGTGGCTCAATGATTCTCACAATAAAATGAAAGCATCCTCAATCTCTCTAACAGGTAATCAATCTTTTCTATTTAAGTCCTCTCCGGGATTTGGTAAAACTCTAGCCGCTGCGTCGTTTGCTATAGAAGGTCCGGTATATCTCTCATATTGGGATAAGAAAAGTCCAGTAGAATTAATAACATATTTCTCAGAGAAGCGTTTTGGCTCTCTTGGAAAGAAGATATTAGATAACATTGAATTTGATGTCTATGACTCATCTAATGCCGGAGACTATCTCAATAAGATTATAGGTTTTCTATCTGATTGTAGATATTTTGCTATTGTTAATGACAGCTTAACCTATATGACTTCAGCCGTTGTCAACTGGTCTTTAAACTTTAGCAAAGATCAAAGAGTCTTTAAGAAGTTAAAAGATATTCTTCCCAGTTGGGATGAATATAAAGTTGAAACCTCTTTAGTTAGTCAATGTTTAGACCTTTCTAGAAAACTTCCTTGTCATGTAATTTGGACAGCACATCCTATGCCACAAGTTAGAGTGGAAGGATCTGGTAGTAGTATGAATGTAACTAAAACTAATTCTCTCGTTTCATATGGAAGTAAGGTAGCCGCTCTGACTCCAGGTGCATTTACTGAAATCTATCATTTCTCTCAAAAGTCTGATTATTCCTCTGGTAGCTCCTCTAAGAGATATATAGTTAATACTGAAGCTATTGGTGATGAGTTTGCTAAGAGCCCATTATTAGGAGATTATGTTAAAGAGTTTGATATAACTAATCAAATTTTCTATACAGTATGGAAGGATTTATTAAATAAGTCAAGAGGTATTGAAGTTAAAGAGCCTACGGAAGAAGAATTAAAAGATAAACTATCCAACCCGTTCAATTCAACAACACCGAAGTGGAAGGTATAAATGTGTGACAAACCATCAGAACCAGCAGAAGTTCCAAATCATGATCAAACTGCTAGTAATAATGTATTATCTGATCCAAAAGACTCTCATATAGTACATGAACTTAAACAAAAATTAGAATATCATATTAGAAAAATTGGAGATATACAAAAAGCTATTGATGCTGTTAACAATATATCTTAATAATCTACACAATCCACAACAACAAAGGCAAAACAACAATGCGAGCAATTCTCACACCCGATGATTTAAAGCGTGGCGACCTTGTAGATACAACTTGGCATCCTGCTGAAGTTGTTGAATACAAGGAGAAAGAGGCTGACACAGACCAGTCTACTAACTGTTTATTCTTCTTCAAGATTATTGATGGCCCCGGTAAGGGCGTTATTTGTCAGAAGTTATTTAATGAGAAGGCATTAGGATTTGGTAAGAGTCTGTGGAAAACTCTTGCATTTCCTTATGACCCAGTTAAGGGATATGAACTCTCTACACAGCTATTTGAGCAGACTGTTGGTTCTAAGCTGATGATTTATGTTAAGCGTGGTAAGAGCAATAAGGGTAATGAGTTCAACGATGTTGCTGATTTCAAGCCAATGAGCTAGAATAGTAGTGTTTGGGATGGTGTCGAATATAATGAATAAGACACTTCGTTCAAAAACGAACGCTCGCCCGCATCCCATTTTATTTGCAGTAGTGGCGGAATTGGCATACGCATGAGACTTAAAATCTCAGGCCAGAAATGGATTAAGAGTTCGAGTCTCTTCTACTGCACCACTTTAAATGGAGCCTAGATGTCTGAAAGTTCAAAATGGATAGAAAGAGCAAAAGAAACACGTAAGTTTCATCGTTCTAAAATATTAACAGATGAAAAATGGACTATCCAGCAAACGGCTAAAGCTCTTAGACGTTCTTTAGGAGGCATTTGCGAAGATTTATTAATAGCTAAGTGGCTAAAAACTCATGAGACAAAGCTAGAGAGATTTGATTATGCTTATCAAGCATTGGAATTCATAAGAGATAAACAGAGAGAAGATGATTTGGATGAGATAGAATGACAATAAAAGAACTAAAAAAAAATACTCATGAATTATGATGATGAGCAGAATGTTCATATAAGAATTTGGACATTATCTGGATTTAATAATTTTGATACTGTTGTAGATAAAGCACAGCAAGGATGTGATGGAGCTTTATTAATTACTGGAACAGTTGATATAATACTCCCAAAAAAATAATGCCCAACTACGTCCCCGGTATTGGTTCTATCACTCCGGCTTTAATGATCATTGGCGAAGCTCCTGGGAAATACGAGGATGAACAAGGTATTCCATTCGTTGGGCCAACAGGTAAAATGTTGGACGACTTCCTTTTTAAAGCTGGAATTCGTCGTTCTGATACTTATATTACAAATGTTGTTAAATATCGTCCTCCTCTTAATGATATTAAAAAGCTTCATCTTATAAATGTCGATGTTGGACAGTCAATGCAGGAGTTATGGGACAATGAAATTAACAAACTCCACCCTAATTGCATTTTGGCAGTTGGTGACTTGGCTTTGCAAGCCGTTTGTGATTGTTCTGGTATCCTTAATTATAGGGGTAGTATTCTTACGGCACGAGATGGGCATACAAAAGTGGTTCCAACTATTCATCCTGCTGCTCTTTTCTCTCATACTAGCGGTGAGGATACATCAGGAGGGTTAAGTTGGGTATATACTAAATTAATTGAGGCAGATATTATCCGAGCCGCTGAGGAATCATTAACTAAGACATTAATCCTTCCTGAACGTACATTAAGTGTAGCCCACAACAGCTTAGACGTTCACAGATTCTTCAGGGAATATGAAAAATTTGATAAAGCTGCCAGTGATATTGAGTCTATCAATTGTGTTCCTGTATGTGTTGGATTTGCTTTCAACAAACATCACGCTATTTCAGTTCCTCTTCTCCGCAATATTGGTGGTTCTACTCTTACTGATATGGGTGATAATGAACTCGACGAATGTTGGAGAATGATTGATGAACAACTCAGACGACTTAAAATTATCGGACATAACTTCATGTATGATGAATACAAACTTGGGCTCATTGGATTTCAAACTCCGCATGTATATTCAGACACCCTCATTAAAACTAGAGTTATTTTCCCGGAATTACCAGACAAAAGATTGTGTGTGGTCAGTTCGTTATGGACAAGAGAACCGTACTATAAAGATGACGGCAAAGAGTTCAAACTTGGTAAAATTAAGTTTGATAATTTTCTTACATACAATGCTAGGGATTGCGCTGTCGAATACGAAGTCGATGAAGCACAAGAAGTCGATTTAATAGCACTAGCAGACAAGTTTAAGGTTCCTCTAAAAGAATACTATTATGATTACATGATGAAGAAGCATAAGTTCTATTTAAAACTACAGATGACAGGTAAACGTGTTGACGTTGCACGTCAAAAAGAGCTGAAGAAGAAATACACGGAGATGCAAGAGATTATTCATACTAGTTTAATAGCAAAGATAGGTCAAGATGTAAACGTAAAATCATATCCTCAAATGTTCGAGTTGTTATATAAAATTATGAAGTTTAAAATTCGTAAACGCAATCCTACATCTGAAGATTCAATCGTTGCATTATTAGGAAACTGTAAGGATAAAGTTAAGAAGGAGATTTTGAATGAGGTCCTCGAAGAACGCAGAATTAGAGATCAAAAGAGTCGCCAAATCTCTTTCTGTACTGACTATGATGGAAGATGCAAATCAGCTTACAATATATCAGCGACAGAAACTTGCCGTTCATCTACTGGCATACTTAAGAAGCCATTACGACCTAAAAAAATCGGTCTTGCTGACCATACTATCTCAGCTCACGGACGACTCGCAAAAGACATAAAATCTATGTTTATAGCTGATGAAGGTAAAATTATCATCTCAGCTGATGCAAGTCAAGCAGAAGCAAGAGTTGTCGCCGTTTTGGGAGAAGATTGGGAATTATTAGAAGCTTTTGATAAGATTGATATACATAGACGTACAGCCGCATTGATGTTCGGATATACACAGAAGCTCGAATTAGGTGCCGACTGGCATCATCCTATTGTAGATAAGCTTCCTAAAGATGGACCTGAACGATTTACAGGTAAGAAGATTAGACATGCTGGTAATTATGATATGAAGAAACATAGACTTATGACAGAATTTAATACAGATGCACAGAAATTTGAGATACCTATGGATATATCTGAATGGAGAGCAGGTCAAATGTTAGATATTTTTCATGCAGCATCTCCCAGAATCAGAGGAGTCTTTCACCGTGACATTAAAGAAGCTATTGATTCCACTCGCACTCTCATTGATCCTATGGGCGGTGTTAGGATATTTAATGGTAGAATGGATGACATATATGGAGAAGCATATGCAAATATTCCTCAAAGGACAGTAGCTCATGTAGTTCAAGGAGCCGCAATCGCCATTGATAAAGAATTAGATGGCGACGGCGAAGTGATGTGGGCGGAAGAAAAACATGATTCTCTAACATTACAGGCGCCGGAAAACAACTGGGAGGTCTATGCAAAACTCATGAAGAAACATATGGAAATTGCAGTTGATTTTTCTATATATTGTACACTAAAGAGAAACTTCAAATTAGTTATTCCATGTGAGATAGAGATTAGTCGGACAAACTATGCAAGCTTCGAAAAGGTGAAGATATGACAAGAAAAGAACTTGAACACGTTAAAAAAGTGTTATTAAATATCAAGCCACGTGATAATGGAATGGGTATTCATGGTCAAGTTCAATTAGCTATTAATTTTGTTGATAAGGATATAGCTCAGAGAGAAGGCCAAAGAGATAATTTTAAAGATATGTATGATTATGAATGTCCCCTTTATTAAAATTAAATTATGACAAAACCTTATCCTCTCTGCCTGTCTGAAGAAGAAGTCATAGCACTATATGATTATTTCATTAAACGAGCTGGATATATAAGCTATGAGTTTGATATGCCAGTATT